AAAAGGTTTACAAAGACAAATATACAAGGAGAATACAAATATTCCTGATAAGGAAGATGGATTCGATCATATGAATGACGCACTTGGTTATATGATTGACTACTTAAAACCATTAACTACACAGGCTAATTTTTCTTCTCCAACAAGATGGACAATGAAGTAATTTATGGCATACACACGAGATCAAGCATTAACAACACACAAAGACTATCAAGAAACAATTAATAATTGGGAGTATTACATTAGGTCTTATAATGGTGGGTATGATTATATGATTGGTCAATATCTTAACAGATATAATTTAGAATTAGATAACGAGTTTAATCAAAGACTTGCAAATACTCCATGCGATAATCATTGTAAAAATATTATTCAAATTTATTCATCTTTTTTATTTAGAGTTAGACCGAGTAGAGATTTTGGTTCTATGCAAGATGAAGCTAGTTTAGAATCATTCTTAAAAGACGCAGATTTAGAGGGTAACAATTTAAACTCTGTAATTAAACAAGCACAAAACTACGCATCAATCTATGGTCATTGTTTTATGATTTTAGATAAGCCAAATGTAAATACAGAAACACAAGCACAAGAATTAGAACAAAACATTAGACCATACTTATCAATCGTAACTGCTGAAAATGTTTTAGATTGGAATTTTGAAAGACAAATGAATGGTAAATATGAACTTAATTATCTAAAGATTAGAGAAGAAGTTGATAAAGATGGTGGTACATATATGAGAGTTTGGTATCCTGATAGAATAGATACTATTTATATGGCAGAAAGAGAAGAACCATCGCTGATAGATACTGTACCTAATATGATTGGCAAAATACCAGCAGTTATTTTATACAATTCTAAATCGCACAAACGAGGAATTGGTCAATCAGATTTAACAGATATTGCAGACTTACAAAAATCTATCTACAACGAATACTCTGAAATGGAACAATTAATCAGATTAACTAACCACCCATCATTAGTTAAAACTCCAAGTGTAAATGCAAGTGCTGGTGCTGGTGCAGTTATAGAAATGCCTGATGAATTAGAGCCAAACTTAAAACCATATTTACTTCAACCATCTGGCCAGAACTTACAAGCTATTATGGAGTCTATTAATAACAAAGTAGATTCAATAAATAGGATTGCACACACAGGGGCAGTTAGAACTCAAAAAACAGGCATAACATCTGGTGTAGCACTACAAACAGAATTTGAATTATTAAATGCTAGACTATCTGAAAAAGCTGATAACTTACAAATAGCAGAAGAACAATTATTTAAACTATATGCTATGTTTCAAAATGTTACATTTGATGGCGAGATAAATTATCCTGACTCATTTAACATTAGAGATTATGCAAGTGATCTAGTTTATTTCCAACAAGCTAAATCATTAAACATTGGCTCATCAACATTTAGTAAAGAAGTAGACAAAGAAATTGCTAGAGCAGTAATTGATGATGATACTAAATTAAATGAAATTTTTGAGGAGATAGACCAAGCAACAGAAGTTGGTCAATTTACACAAGATGAACCAGCACAAGAAGATCAAGAAGTAGAGCAAGAGCAGATATAAAAAAGGCGACCATTTCTGATCGCCTTTAATTAATTTATGGTAATTGATCGAAACTAATCAATCTGGTATTATAATATTTTCTATCTCTAATAAACTTTTTTGCTTCTTTTAAAGAATCAAAAGTCATATTAAGCAACCACATTCCAGTAGTAAAAGGTAATGGATTTTTTTCCTTTCTAAATATAATCCAATAACTTCCTTTTTTACTATAACGAATTTGAAAAGTTTCATTTCCAAATTGTATATAGGTGGAGATTATTTTACCTTTACTTTTAACTTGACCATACATTTTCATATCTTCTCCTTTTTTTTATTTACCCATTATAACATATTTGGTTTTTTACTTTTTTTACTTTTGACCAACTCATTGAAAAGTAGAGCATTAAAATTTTAGGGTGTTTCACTATTGATGCGACACTAAAACACTTTTTGCGTTTTTAACGAATTTTTGATAAGAGAAACAAATGGCAGATATAATCCAAAAAACTACTGAATATAGAATTAAACAAATAGAACTTGCAGAAGCACAATATTATAAATCATTAGTAGAAACATTAGACAGAATAGAAAGAGAAGTAGTATCTCTTGCTAGTAGATTACCTTTAACAGATGGTAAGTTAATAGAACTGCAATCTGCTATTGCTATTAGACCAAGAATAAAATTTATTTTAGAAAGAGAATATCTTAAATGGTCAGATGATGTTGTAAGAGAGGGTTTTAATAAACAAGCTAAAAGAATCGAGAAAGCATTTAAGAGAATAGGTAATATACCAGTAGAGTTTCAAGAACTTACAAAAGGCGATTTAGCTTTAGTACAGAATCTTAAACAACAATATTTTACGCAGTTTAAAGATGTATCAAATACATTTACCAGAAAATTATCAGAAAAAGTTTATCAGAATACATTAGTTGGTAGTGAGTTTTCAGTATTAGAAAAAGAATTAAGACAAACAATAAATGGCATATATGCTAGTTCAGATGACCCAGAAATTCAACGATTAGTTAATTACATAAACGATAATAAATTTGATAAATCTAAACAAGCAGAGGTTGATAAGTCAATACAAACATTACAATCTAAATTTGCAAGAGATAGGGCTGGAGAAAACATGAAAAGATATGCTGGTCAGATATTAAATGATTCTTTGCGTGATTTTGATGCAACTTTAAATTTTAACAAATCACAAGATGCTGGTTTAACTTTTGTAAAATATTATGGAGATGTTATTCCAACTACTAGGGAAATTTGCAGAAACATGATTAGTGGTGTATATAACAAGAGGAAAAGTGGACTTTTCACAGTTGATGAAGTCAGAAAGCTGTGGGCAAGTAGAAGTTGGTCAGGTAAAAAATCTGGCGACCCTTTAGTTGTTCGTGGTGGTTATAATTGTCGTCATCAATGGTCTTATGTCAATCCTGATTGGTATGACAGCAAAGGCGAACTAATAATATAATAGGAGAAAACAATGTCCGAAGAAACAAAGGCAGTTGCACCTGAAACGCAACAAACTGAAACACCTAAAGAAGAAGTAAAAGTAGAAGAAACAAAACAGAACACTTTTACCCAAGAACAATTAGACAACATAATCAAATCAAGACTTGAAGCAGAAAAAAATAAGTATGAAAAAAAACTTCAAGATGAAGAAAAGCAGAAAGCTGAACTTTTAAAAGAACAGCAAATAAAAGAAGCTAAATCTAAATCTGAAATTGAGAAGATTATGCAAGAAAGAATAAAAGAAAAAGAAGATGAAGTATTGAGATATAAAACTCAAATTAAAAAAGAAAAAGTAGATAATTCAATACTTTCTGTTGCCAATAGAGAAAAATCTATTAATGCACAACAAGTCGTTTCTCTTTTAAAAGACGAAGTAAGATATACTGATGATGGTCGTATAGAAGTAGTTGATAATAATTCTAATGTACGATATAACACTAAAGGAGAACTTTTTACAATCGAAGATCGAGTGAAAGAGTTTTTAGATAGTAACCCACATTTCCGACAAGGGTCATTGTCTGGTTCAGGAAGCCAGAGTGCTATTGGTGGCAAAACTGTTAAACCCTTTAACTTACAGGACTTGGACTTAACAAAGCCAGAAGATCGTAAAGCCTATTCAGAATATAGAGCAAAACGAGATTCAGGTGCTGTTGAGATTAACTTAAACAATAAATAAACTTAATAGGTAATAACATGGCAAACGAAAGCACAAGTTCTACACTCTCGGAATTATATACTGAGATTGTAGCAGAAGCACAATTCGTAGCTTCTGAAAAATCCATTATGAGAAACCTAGTTAAAAACTATGCTATCACAGGTGGTGGTAAGGCAGTTGAAGTTCCTGTTTACGCACAAGTAAGTGCAGCAGCAGTATCTGAAGCAACTGACTTATCAAATACAGCTATCAACCCTACTTCTGTTACTATAACAGCAAGTGAAGTTGGTATAATGACAACTCTTACAGATTTAGCAAGAAACTCTGCACCAAGAAATGTTGCAGCAGATATTGGTAAATTATTTGGGGAAGCATTAGCAAGAAAACAAGATGCTGATTTAACAGGCTTGTTTGATTCATTGACAACTGAAGTTGGAGATGGAACAGCAGCAATTAGCCCAGCAGCTATTTTCAATGCGATGTCTACTTTAAGAGCAAACTCACTTCCAATTAACGAATGTGCAGTTGTTCTACACCCTAAAATCGCTTTTGATCTAAAATCTGGCTTAACTAATACTTTTGCTGGTTTAGACACAGAGAACTCTAACGAAGCATTAAGATCAGGTTTTGTTGGTAAGTTAGCTGGTATGAACATATTTGAAACTTCGAATATGTCTAATACAGGCAATGCTGGGGATTATAAAGGTGCAGCTATTCATAAAGATGCACTAGCAATCGCTATGATGCAAGACGTTAAAATTGAAACTCAAAGAGATGCGAGTTTAAGAGCAGACGAAATCGTTGCTACATCAGTTTATGGTGTGGGCGAAATCCATGACTCTTATGGTGTTGAATTACACTTCGATTCATCTATCCAATAGTAGGATACTTTGTGAGGGGGAGAAATCCCCCTTACATCAAACTAAATAGGAGAATAAAATGGTTAAATTAGTAATACCAAGCACAGAAAAAGTATCTCTTAAAAGAGGTAATAAAATAATTCAAAGACCTAGAGTAGATTATGAAACAAATAAATCAGTTTGGGATTTTAGAGGTTTTAAACTTGTTGAAGATAATGTAAAAGAAATTAAAGAAGTTATTACAGAAAATGTAGTACCTTTAAAAAAGAAAAGAAAAACAAGGAAAAAGAAATGAATCAATGGTTATGGCTTAAAAGCAAAAAGAAAGTTAAATGGATTTGGGTAAAAGCAAAAAATAATCCAATGTATTCAATTCCTTTAGCTTTATTAATTGTTTATTTAATTTGGAAGTAGATTATGGCTAATTATACTGGTGCAAATGTTATAACAACATCAGATGTTTTAAAATATCAACCTGATGCTTTTGATTTTGGTATATCCACAACAGCTACTGAAACTACAAATTTTTTAGCACAAACTACTAATGATATTTTAAGAGCATTAAGAGTCGAGTGGTGGCCTGTATATAAAACAAATATATTCACAGATATTACAGTTTTAAACACAGCAGAAATGGTTAATACAAAAGTTAATTTAGATCAGTTTGAAAGGGCTGGTGTTTATCTATTTCTTGGCAGATTCTATTTACCAGCATTGACTAAATTTAGACCAGAAACAGAAAAAGACAGATTTGAAAGAATGCAAGAATATTACATGGGTCAATATAATATCGAATGGAGAATGATATTAGAAGATGGTGTAGAATATGATGTAGATGCAGATGGAACTATTGTATCTAATGAGAGAGAGCCTTTACATGGATTTAGAAGATTGACTAGATAATGGCTGTCGATTTAAAGATTAAATCTAACTCAAAACAAGTATCTAAAAAATTTAAAAAGTTTCAATCTGTATTACCTAGAATTATTGATAAAGGTGTTAAACAAGCTGGATTTCAATTAATAGATATTATTAGAACTAAAACTAAAAAAGGTATTAATTTTAAAGATGGTGCATTTGCACCATACTCACAAGGTTATTTAAAAAAATTAAATAGAGAGGGTAAATCAACAAATGTAGATTTATTTTATTCTGGTAGAATGTTAGGTAGTTTAACAAGTAAAAAAACAGGAAAACACAAAGTATCATTAGGTTTTAGTAATGCACAAATGCTACAAAGAGCATTATTTAACCAAGTGTTGAATGACCCTAAAAGAGAATTTTTTGGCTTTAACAATAGAACAGAAAAGATTATAAGTAAGCAGTTCAACAGATTTGTAGAAAAAGAATTAAGAAAGTTTAGAATATGA